GGTGGATTAAGCTGGATGCCGATACTACTCCTAAATATAAAGAGAACTACAGGTTCGGATATAAACTGGAGTTCTCTGATAAATCCTGGAAGAATGATGCTTTCTCAGGACATAGATGCGGATATACTAAACCCGGAGAGTTTCTAGTAAGATTAGAGGACTGGGCAGATAAACTACCTGAGTTTAAAGACCATCCAAGAATCTTTCCCGATTCCGAAAGACCTGCTATGTTAGCTCAAAAAAGATATGGACATAGGCGAGTAGCCAGTTATATTTGTTTACAATCTACTAAATTTACTAAACTGTGCGCGAAGTTGGCAGGGAATAAGCTTCCCATTCCTAGCCACGATTCATATATGTGGTACGTAGCCAAGAGGTTAGGGTATCCTGTCATAAGACATAATTTTAAACGTAATTTTCAACCATAGGAGATAATATGTTTTCTCTACAAGTAGCGGTTCAATGTCATTTCTTCCAGAAAAGACTATGCTGGATGATGTCATCCATGCTTCAGCAGGTTATGCCTGAAAACTTAAAACTATCTATATCTGTAGCTTATGTAGAAGATACAGGTAATCCCTCAACCGAAGAAGTAATAACATATTTTAAAGAACAGGGGTTAGATGCCAGAGGAGTCCCTTATCCGGATGTAGAAGAGTTTCAATATAGAGGATGGACACGTAACAAGCAGTTAGAGCAGTGTGACGCGGATTGGATTTTGTTCGCAGATTGCGACATGGTTTACAAACCTAATTTCTTCTCTATGGCACATCAATTACTACATACAGATGAATATAAGGATAACCCTCATTGTCTGCACAGTGCTAGATTCTCTACTACTCTTAACGAGACAGAAGACCTTGTAAACAGTTATAAGTATCCTTGTTTAATAGACGACGCATGTACTTTAACACAGTATCTGCCCGGGAAACGGAAGTCAAATATAGGGGCTGGCTTCTGCCAGCTCGTGAATGTAAAAATATTAAAGGAGAGCGATCATCCTTATTACAACGCGCCGGGTAAAAAGATAGATTATCCTTATAGCAAGTTTCATAAGACTAAGAGCGATCAGCGGTTCAGGAGACGGATAGGTAGACAGAAGATAGATCTTCCACTGCAGTATCATTTACAACACTTGAGAGACTGTCAGACAGTCGGGAAAATACATATAGAAACCCAGAGGTAAGTATGCCTAAAAAGATGACACAGAATGAATTTATAAAGAAAGCCATTTCTATACACGGAGATGCTTTTGACTACTGTGATACTGTGTTTACCACTACTCGAGGCATGATAACTATTAAGTGTAATAGATGTGGAGATGTTAAAAATGTGGTCGCTAATTATCATCTTAGAAAAGATCGTACTGGATGTAAATGTTCTTTTGATAAAAGTTATGAATTAAGAGAACAAAATAAAAAGTATTGTACTTGCTGCTGTAAAATAAAACCATATGAAGCCTTTGCTAAAAATAAAAGTACTAAAGATGGTCTCCAAGGCACATGTAAGGATTGCTTTCATACGGGTAAACTGCATGAAGTTCAAATAATATCGAATCGTGCTTATAGAAATAAAAACAAAGATAATCCGGAGTGGCGTGCTAAACAAAATAAAACAGCAAATAAAAGCTATCATAAACATAGAGATAAACGTTTAAAGCAAATGAGTGAATACTCTAAATCAGGTAAGCGTAAAGCTGCTCGAGGAGAGAAAGATAAAGTATATCATAGAGAATACGGTAGAGAACGACTTAAAGACCCTATTAATAGATTACACGGGGCGATGCGCTGTGGAATAAGACACACCTTACAATTAAATAATTTGCAGAAAGCCGGAACCAAATGGTTAGACTTAGTAGATTATTCTAAGGCTGATTTAATAAAACATTTAGAAGATCAATTTGAAGAAGGAATGTATTGGGATAATTTTGGACAAGATGGATGGTCAATAGATCACACTATACCTATAAGTAGATTTAGCATTAAAGATAAATACGACCCTAACTTTAAAAAATGTTGGTCTTTAGATAATTTAAAACCTATGTGGTTATCGGAAAATATTTCAAAACATGCAACAATAACAGAGGAGACCAGGCAACTCGCTAATCAATTAAAAGTAGAGATATAATAATGATAGAAATTTTTCTAATAAGATCAGTAGGATTGTTTGTAATAGGATTTGTATTTTTTATTACCTGTTGTATATTAGAAGACAAAAAGAATAAAAGAAAGAAGTAAATCTTAAAAGGAGCCCTAAGATGAACGCAATACCTTTTGGTATTACCGGTTACCTGAATACCGGTAAAGACACACTCGCCGATCTGATGATCAAATGTAAACCTTCAATTTTTGAAAAATGTTCCTTTGCTAAACCTCTTAAAGATATAGGTAAAGTATTTGGATTCACACACGAACAGCTTTATGATATTGGTTTAAAAGAAATTAAAGACGAATTCTGGGATATAACACCTAGAAGATTTCTACAAATTGTCGGTACCGATATGTTCAGAGAACAGTTCAGATTTGATGTCTGGATAAAAATGGCTGAAAAAGCTATGGCGGATACTGACAAACATCTTATCTTTCCCGACGCACGTTTTGATAACGAAGCAGAGCTTATCCGCAATAAAGGTGGATGGGTAATTAATATAGTAAAGGACGACGCCAGTAATATACAGAGCCGTAACCACGCTAGTGAAAGCGGTGTCAATCCCGATCTTATTAATTACACACTATATAATAATGGTTCTCTGGAACAACTGGAGAAACAAGCAGAAACATTAGTGCATTATTTAACAAGCGGGGATTTTGATCCTAACGCTGAATGGGAGTATTAAAATGGCTAGGAAAAGAAGTTTACAAGCGGATAAGAATGACGATACACAATTGCGTCACGGTTATACAAGACACGAAGGAGTAGATATGGGAGATCCTACAAAAGACGGAACATATCAATTTGGACAGGTTTGTCCATTCTTCTTTTCGTACGAAGGAGTAACTATACCTTTAGAAGGTATGTACAGAGGCAGCTCTGCCTTTATGGTAGGCGGTGGACCTTCTCTTCTTAAAGAAAAGTACGAGAAGCTATATTTACCTGGAGTTCTTACATTTGGTATGAATAACAGCGCTAAGTTAATTCGACCTAATATGTGGTCCTGCGTAGATGACCCGTGTCGTTTCTTATATTCAGTATGGAAAGACCCTCAGATAATGAAGTTTGTACCTCAAGCTTCTTTTGGTAAACAGATATGGAAGTCTACTGTTATAAAAGGTAAACAGATGTGGGAAGTTGCTAAAAAGCCTGATGGACACGACGAACGAGTAGGCGACTGTCCTAACGTAATAGGGTACCGTCGGAATGAAAAATTTCATGCGGCACGTTTCTTTACAGAGAATACTATTAACTGGGGCTGTCACAAGAAGTATGGAGGCTGTCGTTCTATTATGTTAGCTTCTATTCGTATTATGTTTTTATTAGGTATCCGTAAGATATATCTAACTGGTGTCGACTTGAAGATGGACGACGCCAACAAATACTCCTTCAAAGAAGGCAGGACTAAAGGAGCCATCAAAAATAACACTCATACTTACCAACGAATGCTTACAGAGTATTTCCCTCAGATGAAACCGGAAGCGGATAAGTTTGGACTGGAAATACTATGTTGTAACAAAGAAAGCGACATTTGTAAAATATTCCCTTACATTTCTTTTGAAGACGCTATTGCCGAAGCCACTAAGGATATAGGCAATACAGCCGAGGAAAAAACTGAGGGAATGTATCTTGCTATTAAAGAAAAGACGAAGCACGGTACGTGGGAAGCTTGTTGTAAAGCAACAGGGGTAGTATAGTATTGTATTAGAGTCCTATTCAGAGTATATTATTAAATAAAATTCTACCATGGTAGAAAATAGAAAATATGGATAATAAACATAAATATGAATACGATCACTTTGTATTAGGACCGGATTTACACTATGGTAAACATAGTGCTTTTGGCCGTCACCTTGCGGTAGGCCAGGGCCCCAATACGGTACACCTGTACCCAAATAAAATTTACATAGGCGGGAAGAAAGGCACTTCGGTTCCTTTATCTCCTCAACAAGTATTGATAGTCAGCCGTGTGTTAAATAAATTGGACCAGCGTGTACGTGAGGATCAATTACTAGAACACATAAGCGGAGACGAAAAGGAGATATAATCATGCCTCTTCCAGACATTTGCCTTGGAGTTGGAGATAATGAAGGAAACGGAGGAATAGGTCAACCACCCGGAGTACCGGGAGGTATTCCTGGAGACGGAACAATAACTACTGAAGAAGGTGTAGAAGTACCTGGAACAATAGGGAACTTACCTTGTAACCGTCCTGTTATATCTAATTCCACCAGCATGAAGAGATCGTATACTATACAGATCAAAACTCCCAACGACCTTCCTGTAGACTTAACGAATATATCTAAAGTCATGTTCTATGCGAAAGAGACTTTTGACGCAGCTAGTTTTTACTTAGAGAAAGAATGCACCATTACTGATGCAGCAGAGGGTATGATATCCCTTAAGTTCGGTAAGACTGATACACCTTACTCAGGAGTATGGTGGGCAGGCTTTCATCTGATAGACTCAAGCGATACTCCTATTGCTCAATACGATATATATTTATACATAGAGAAGAGTCTTACTTCAGCTAACAGAACAAACAATACAATAACTATACCCGATGTACGTATGGCACTACTCGACAGATGCGCTGCAGATAACGTATTACTGGATGACGTAGAGTTCTCAGACTCTGAGATTTCTTTTGCTATCAGAAGACCTGTAGACGAGTGGAACGAAAGACCCCCACGTATCAGTACTTATCAATACACAACAGCTACCTTCCCTTACAGATACTACTGGACAGAAGCAGCTTGCGGTGAATTATTAAAGATGTCCGGACGCAATCTTATAAGGAACAAACTGAACTATAAGGCAGGCGGAGTCAGTGTAGACGATAAATCAAGAGCTCCTATATACATGCAGTTAGGCGAGCAAATACATCAACAGTATCTAGAATGGATGATGCATGAGAAAGCTCGACTCAATGCTGAGAGTGTATACGGTAATGTTACTTCGAGAACATATTATTAATGAATAAGTTAGCATACTATACTGGATATATGGAGAAGTCAGCGAAAACGTTGACTCCTTCCTCCCGTACGCATATAAAACAAAAGAATTTTGGCATTCCTTCTAAAGCAGAAGGTAAGGAAGAGAAGAAAAAATCAGGTAATTATCCCATACATGACAGAGCCCATGCAAGATCCGCTCTTTCTTACGGTTCACGTT